CTTCAAGAAACTCGAGATCAGCTGCACTCCCTTGCGGGAGAAAGCTGCGTTCGAAAACTTCATCACCATTGAACGATCTTTTGATGCATTTTCATTGTCCGAGTCAGAGAAGGCTAAGTTCCTTAGCATTTCTGATATGTTATGGGGTGTTATGGTTAGCGAAATTTCGCTATCCAGATGCATTCCCAAACATGGTCCCGGACAGACTGCCGAACATATTTCCGGAAACGGAAAGTATGTATGGCAGCGCTGGCATGATCGTCTTGAGCCTTATTTCCCTGTCGTGGATAACGCGTACCCTTTGGGTATTAGTTGTCAGCTTCAGGAGCTCAATTTGTTATCGATTGTACCAGAGGATCAGGAACAACCTGTTAGGGTAGTTTCTGTTCCTAAAACGCTCAAAAGTCCCCGTATCATCGCTATAGAGCCTTGTTGCATGCAATATGTGCAGCAGGGGATTCAAATAGTTCTATCAAGAGCTATTGAATACGAAAACTGGTTTTCTCGGGGTCATGTGAATTTCACTGACCAGAGTATTAACCAGAGGCTCGCGAATGATTCTTCGACTACAGGTCAATTAGCAACGATTGATCTATCCGATGCAAGTGACCGGGTTCCCCATGATCTTGCTATGGAGATGTTTCGATCAAATCCTGTTTTTCAGGAGGCGATCGAAGCGTGTAGGTCGAGACGAGCTGAACTTCCCTCTGGAGAGATTATCTCTCCTTTGCGGAAGTTCGCCTCGATGGGTAGCGCTCTCTGTTTCCCCGTGGAAGCCATGTACTTCTACACAATTTGTGTAGTGGCTCTCCTCGAGGTTCAGAACCTTCCCGTGACTCGCAGAAACGTGTTTAGCGTTTCTCGCGATGTCCATGTATATGGTGACGACATAGTCGTCCCATCTACATATGCGGTCTCTGTTCTCGATTACCTGCGAAAGTATAATTGCAAGGTAAACGCCGATAAGACTTTCTTGAGTGGAAACTTTCGAGAGTCGTGCGGCGAAGACGCTTTTCAAGGAGAACGGGTTACACCCGTATACCTTAAGAAGATCGTCCCTGAGAACAGGCAAAATGCAGCAGCTTTGATTTCTTGGTGTTCTTCAGCAAATGCCTTTTACAAAAAGGGCTACTGGAGAACGTCTTCTCTACTCTTTCGCAAGATAGAGAGGATACTAGGGCCTTTGCCTTATGTATCCGAAACTAGCGCTGCGTTAGGCCATAACTCATACCTGGGTTACCGTTCCACTGAAAGGTGGAATCGTGATCTTCAACGCTTTGAAATAAAAGCGTGGGTTGCCAGTCCAGTTTTTCGTACTGATAAACTGGATAGTTATGGTGCTCTGATGAAGAGTTTCCTTAGCAGGTATGATCGTAAAACCGATCTGCCTCCAACGGATCCTCGGCATCTCGAGCGATCTGCACTGCACGGCGCAGTAACACTAAAACGCCGTTGGGTCCCCTCACAATAGAGGGGTACAAGGGGGGCTAGTTGCCCCCGGGGACGTCTCATGCG